TCACCGTCTCAGCCGGAAACATCTTCGCCCCCAAAGGGCTCGGCGTAGACGTAGGTGCCGTCTGCGATGCCGAGCTTGATGCGGTCGGACTTGCTCACGTAGACCTCGCCGTAGCCGTTGCTGAACGAAGCAGAGAAGCTGTAGCTGCCGGCCGTCTGCGTGGTTTGCGTGGCGCCGAGCGCCGCCATCGAGCCATCCATGTCGGCCGGCATGGCGCGATGGGCGATGGTGCAGCAGACGCGCAACAGCTTGGCCGCGTAGGCTTCGTCGGCCCCCTCCCAGTCGATGCCGCGAGGTGCCAGCTCGCCCTCTATGGCATCGCTGGCATCGTCCAACAGCGCGGAGATGGCAGAGTCCGTCGCAGTGGTCTCGGGATAGCGCGCACGGTATTCCTCAACGGTCGCGAATGCCATGCTCGCCCCCTATTCCTCGAGCAGCCCGATGAGCTGCGCCTTGGTGGTGCGCTTCGGTGCTTCGATGCCACGTTCCGCGCACATCTCGCGGAGCTGCGCGACGGTGAACACGGACAAGTCTTTCGTCGATTCTGGTTCGGCTGCGTCCAGCGGCACGAGTGCGGGGTTCTTGGCCATCATCTCGGCCACGAAAGCCGAACTCGGCTCGTAGGTCGCGCCAGTCCTCGTGTCGCGGTACCGCATGGCCTACTCTCCAGTCGTGGTGGTCGTGGTTCCGCCGGAGCTGTAGGTGAAGATGAGGTCCTCGGCGACGGCCTTGGTGCCGTAGCTGTAGAAGATGCCGAAGCCGATGGCGTTGGAGAGCTGGATGCGCTCGGCGGGAGCGATGGTCGGAAGGACCGGCTGCGCGATGGCGCCCTCGGCCATGGCGATGGCGTCGACGCCCTGCGGCAGATAGACGGAGCTGTAGACGCGCACGCCGTGGAAGGTAGCGATTTCCTCGCCGTGGGCGCCGCCGTCCTGCACCTTGTCGAAGTATGTGCGAAGCTGGCCGTAGAAGTTCGGGCTGCACACGACGGCAATCATGTCGCGCTCGACGCCATCGACGAAGTTGTTGGAGACGGTCTCGACGGCCTGGATGAGGCCCTCGATGACGTCTTCGATGGCGGTGACATTCTGGGCAGGCGTGTAGGCGGTACCAGAGGTGACGGCCTCGGCGAAGAACGCGCGCTCCAGCTCGCGGATCATGGCGCGCTGGGCGCTCGCCGCCTCGCGCTCGACGAGGTTGTCGACGCCGTAGAGCGTGACGTCCTTCTGCTCGACCTCGACCACGATCTCCTTGTCGACATTGACGGGGATGGTGACGGGCTTGGCCTTGACGGCCTGACCAGCGCCGCCGGAACGGGCGGTGCCGTAGTTGTTGGAGGTCTTGTTCTGGAAGCGCTTGGCCTCGTAGGTGCCAGCACCAGGAGTGCCGGAAAGTGCGGTGTTCTTCAGGGTCTGGGAGATGCACTCCTTCTGGACGTTCTCGATGACCGCGCCGTACTGCTCGGCGAGGTAGTCGTTGCCAGTGGTTGCGAGCAGAATGTTCAAAGATGCGATACGAGCCATGGTGGCTCCTTTCAGTTAGAAGATGATGGGGATTTCCCTCTTTGGCGGTGCCTCGTGCGCGCCGCCGTTGTCGTGCGGGTCGGGCTGGTAGCCCGGAACCGCTGCGAACTTGGCCTTGAGCAGCTCGGCGTTGGCCTTGACCTCGTCCTCGGTGGCGCCGCTCATGGTCGCGAGAAGCTCGGCGTCGACGCCGGATTCCTTGGCGACCTGCGCCACGAGGGCCTGCCGCTGTTGCGCGGCCTTCATGCCTTCCAGCTCCTTCTGGAGCCTGTCCGCCCGCTCGGTGGCCTTCTGCAGCTCGGACTTCGACGCCTCCTCGAGCTCGTCGAGCCTTGCGGCCTTGGCCTTCAGCTCGTCGTAGTCCGCGGGCGGGGTCGACTTGACGCGTGCGATGCGCGCCTTGATCCGCTCGTCGAACTCCTCCTGTGAGGTGATGGGCGTGAACTCCTGCTGCTTTCCAGACTGTGCAGCTGCGTCAGTCTGTGTTGCCTCCCCTGCGGGAGTATTGATGCTTTCGGCCATGTCTGGCCTCCTTCCCCCGCCCTAGCGGGTGTCGGCGTGGCCTGTTTTCCGCTGGCCACGGTGGCGTGATATGAAAGAGGCCCCTTGCGGGGCCTGATTCGACTGATTCTGAAAAGCGGACGCTTAAGATTGCACGCTTGCTGTACCGTATTTCGTTTGCTGATGTGCTAACGTGCTCCATCCGGCCACACGACCTCGCGGAACTCATGGCCGCACGCCACACGGGTGTCGCAGAAGACGTTGACTCCGACTTGAGCAAGTCGCAGGCAGAAGTTCACATCCTCGCCGCCGGAGTTGAAGGCGTCCTTGCACGAGTAGACATCTGGCATGTTCATGGGGATGCGCGACAAGTCAGTCCATTCGAACCAGGGGAACTCAAGCCTGCGGAACAGGTCGGTGCGGATGAGGGCGCATCCCATTCCTCCTGCGGCCACCCTCACGAGCGTCTGGCCTGACTCCCTCAGTTCTCGCAGCTCGTCTCCCGAGTACATGACCCATCCTGGGCCACGCTTGAAGATGCACGCTAGGCGCTTTTCCCCTCTGGCATATCGGTTGAGGTAGTAGCCAAGAGCGACGTCTACGCCATCCTCGAGCAGGTTTATGAGTGCGTCCTGCGGTAGCTCTATGTCGTTGTCGACCATCATCACGTAGTCGTAGTGGGCGTTGAGCGCGTCTGCCGCAATGCGGTTGCGAGCCATCGCGCATCCGTAGCCCTGCCTTGCGTGATAGTCGACCTCATGGCCGCCAAGGTCGAGACGCCACAGGCTCTCGGACGTGCAACGCCCTATGCGACCGTCGTAGGTTGGAACTTCGATGAGCACCCTAGCCATTCGGTACCTCCGGACGTTTAAGATTACTCGCTTGCTGTGCCGTTTTCCGTTTCGTCATGTGCTAGCGCGTACAGCTCGCGCCTGCGGGCGTTGCGCTGCTCGGCGTACTCGGGCGTGTAGTCGGCGCGACGCATGGCGTTGATGCGGTCGCGCGAGCTCATGCCATCCATGTCCCTGTACTCCCTGCGCAGCGCGTCTGGGTCGTAGCCCTCTATGTCGAGCATCGCGCCGGGCTTCTTCACCACGAACTGGCAGTCGCAGTTGTCGTGGATGTGCTCGGCGTGGTTGCCTGCCAGCACGGCCTTCGAAGCCTGCTGCCAGCCGTTTGAGCCAAGCGTGCGACAGAACGCGCACGAGTCGCCGATGCAGACCCAAGCCCACATGGCGTGGTCACGAACCGCGTTCGATCGCATGGTCTCCATGCCGGCACGCTTCACGTGGCCTGAGAGTGCGCTTGAGGACAGGCGCTTTGCCGTCTCTCGGCTCGTAGCCCTGTCCACGGCACTGCGAACGTCCCGCTCCACGAACTCGCGGATCACTGGCGCTGGCTCGGCTGGCGGCACGTTGGCGCCCTGTGCGGCCATCAGCTCGTCGTAGAACATGGCCGAGAGCACCGCGTCTGCGTTGCCGTACTTTTCGGCCAGCTCGACGGCCTTTGCCGCGAGCAGTCTCATGCTGGCTCGCTCGTCGGTGTCCCAGGGCAGCCGCTCGAAGAACTCCTCGAGAAGGGCCTTAGCCTCGCCCTGCAGCGCGGCGTGCGCCCTCTGGTACTTGCCCCAGGCGTCACTGCTGATTCGCATTGCCCAGCACCTCGTCCAGGATGCCCGCGCCAGCCTGACGCCGCTTGTGCGCGTTCACGCGGGAGATGTCGGCCTGCTCGAGTCCGAACATCTCGTACCACACGTCGCTGCCCGCGAAGCCCTCGTCGGCAGAAGCGATCTTGACCGCGGCGTCCGCCTGCGAGACCACGCTGGGCGTGGCCGCGTCCTTGAAGTGGGCCATGACGCTCAGCTCGTCCTCGGTGAGGTCCGCAAGCGACTTGTTGCCCGCGATGGCCATGCAGAGCAGGGCGATGTTGCGCAGCGCCTTCTTGTTGGGCAGGTTGAGGTCCTGCTCCACCGACACGACGAGCGACTCCTTGGTGGCGTAGATCGCGCCCTCGCTCGTCGGGTTGTCGTAGGTGACGCCCAGCTCCGAGAGGGGGACGTTGGACTCCATGGAGAACTCGCTGGCGAGCTGGCGCATGTAGGCGATGTGCGGCTCGAAGCTCGGCATCGCGAACTGGCCCATCTGGGGCGTCACGCCCGTCTTCTGGTCGTGCGTCAGGATCATCATGCCGCCCATGAGCGCCTTGAGCTTGTTCTCGCTGATGACCTTCGCCTGCTCGTCGGTGGCGTCTATGAGCCAGCGCTGCACGGAGCTGTACAGCTCGGCCTGCGCCTCGGTGCGCAGCTGCTCGCGAAGCGCCTTGCGCGTGGTGTTGCGCACGTTGCGCGTGATCACCGAGCGGCCAAAGGGACGGAACTCCGACGGCGCGTGAGCCATCGGCTCCATGAGCGGGCGCCCCGCCCTGTTGGGCAGGCGCTCCTCGACCTTCCACCTGCTGCCGTCGCGCACGATCCGCACGACCGAGTCTGCCTTGTAGTAGTTGACGATGTTGGGCTCCTCGCCGCCAAAGCCGTCGGTCGGGCGGTAGCTCACGATGGCGAGCCCGCTCCTAATGACGTGCCTGCGGTAGTCCCACAGGGCGGTCGCGGACAGGGCGCTGTGGAAGTTGACCACCACCAGCGGCTCGCCCTCGCCGCCCTTGGAGACGGTGGCGAAGATGCACCCGTGCACCAGCTCGTCGGCCACGGCGCGCTGGTACTTGTCCATGAGCTGGTTGTCGCGCACGATCCGCTCGAGCAGCTCGGGGACCTCGCCGTTGCTCGACACGAAGGCGTCGAAGATGGAGCGCTGCTTGCGCGCCGTCACGGCCTTCTCGGGCCATGCGCACGACACGGTGAAGTTGCTCGCCATGGCGTCGGTGAGCGACATGCCGAGGTTCTCGGCTCCCACCGTGCCAAGGTAGAACTGCAGCTTCTCGGTGTTCTTGGCGAGGTGGTCGTCCCACCGCTTGATGAGCAGCTTGACCTCCGTGCCCTCCTCAGGGGAGAGACCGTCTGCCTTCGCTACGCTCCTGGTGTCAAACATTGGTGCTCTCCTAGAAGTAGATGCCCCCTCTCACCGAGGGGTCCCTCTTTGCCGTCCTCAGCGCCCAGAGGGCGATGCCGAGTGACTCGATGACCATTGCGTGCTCGCCGTCGAAGCCCCACGCGCCGTCTCGGCCTATGCGCCTGCGCGTCGAGGTCTCCACGGACTCGAGCACCTGCGCCTGCTCGCGGTACCACGTGATCGTGCCGTCGGCAAGAGCGTCGGCCAGTATTGCGGCAGGCATCCCCGCCTGGGTCGCGGGGAGCGGCATGAGGTAGTCCTTGGGCGCGCCGGACATGCGCTCCATGAGCGCCTGCGTGCCAGCCTTTCCGTCGATGCCAGCCGCGCTGCCCACGTCAGTGCGGTCAGACAGCCACTCGACGAGCCAAGACAGTCCCTCGTGCATGGGTCGCAGCTCGAGAAGCTCCAGGTGCGTCAC